TGCCCAGTGCCAGTAGGTAAAGTAGATGGGTTAGAATACTTACTACCAAAACCTGATCCAGACCAAGGGTAAGCTGAGACGTAAGGGCTTGAGCTATGAGCTACAGCTATAGTTGACCCGTCAGGGCTGAAGGCTACGGCATTGCCAGTGCTAGTAGGTAAAGTAGATGGGTTAGCATACTTAGTACCAAAGCCACTGCCAGACCAAGGATAGGCTGAGACGTAAGGGCTTGAGCCATGACCTACTGCTAAAACTGAACTGTCTGGGCTGAAAGCTACGACAAGGCCAGTGCTGGCAGGTAAGGTGGCCGGATTAGCGTACTTAGTACCAAAACCTGAGCCAGACCAAGGATAAGCTGAGATGTAAGGGGTAGTCGTATGAGATATAGCTATAGCTGAACCGTCAGGGCTGAAGGCTACTGAATAACCATTTCCAGTAGGTAAAGTAGATGGGTTGTTGTATTTACCACCAAACCCATTGTCAACATCCCACGAATACGCAGACACATACGGAAAGCTATTATGAGCTACAGCAATAGCTCTTGGGGTTGTATCCGCAACGCCGCCAGAAGCCGACATAAGCTTTCTTGCAGCAGAACTCATGACAGAACCTGTCCCGCAGTAAAGCCATAAAAAGTAGTTCCTCCATCCGTAGTAAAGAACACAAACACGTCAACCTCACCAGAACCAGTTGAGATAGTCGGAGCTTCTGCAGCAGCCCAGTCAACCGAAGCAGGCCAAGTAATTGTTCTGGCAGTGCTGTCTTGCACTATCTTCAAGGTGAACGAATACCCCGTACCACTTGCTGGTGGATTGCTAAATGTAAACGTGGTGTCTTCTGTCAGCGTGTGGCTGAACATATTCCCTGTCTCGCAGTTCACCGTGGTGGCGGCACTGGACGATGAGACTGCTAAGAAAGTCTCGTTGTAGCTCGTGGCTACAAGCTCACCTCCAACCGACACATCACCTGTCGTAGCCCCCCCAGCTTTGGGTAAGGCTGCGTTGGCTGTAGTGGTTGTTGTAGTCAGAACAGCATCTCTGGTAGCGACATCCACTCCATCAAAAGTAGAGTTGGTAGTAATTGCGCCCGTCATAGCTCCACCTGTTTTTGGTAGTGCTGCGTTGGCTGTCGTAGTTGTTGTGGTCAGAACAGCGTCTCTGGTAGCAACATCTACTCCATCAAAAGTAGAGTTGGTAGTAATTGGGCCTGTCATGGCCCCGCCAGCTAGGTTTAACTTAGCCGTCAGAAGAGCGTTCGTCTCAGCCTGAGTATAGGTGTTTGCTACAGAAACCGGCCCGTATACAACAATATCAACCGTGTCACCAACCAGAGCGCCTGCGCCCAAAACTACAGTAGTTCCATTCGTAGCTGTGAAATCTGCGGCGTTTAACCTTGCTCCGTTCAAATATACCTCAATAAGCCCAACCGTATAACTAACTGTAAACGTGGTTTGACTGGCTGTAGCCGTAAAGGTGCTTGTCTGGAAGATTGTAGGCTGAATATCCGACGCAATTGCAGACACAAATACAACGGCGCTGCCGGACAGGGATATAGCCGAACCGCCGCCGCTGCTTTCAGAAGGATTACGAGTAAGGGTTGTGCCTGAAGCAGTGTATGTACCTGCCCCAATCTCCCAGCCTGTTGTTCCATCCTCTATAACGTACCGAACGGAGTCCCCATTGGAAACCCCTGCACTAGCAAAAGACTGGTATGACGCGATTGCTGAACCAAGAGTAATTGTTCCGGTCCCAGTGGTCGCGGTTGTCATCTTGGCTCGGTTTACTAATACTACCATGTCTTCAGCCCCTTAATCGTTTAAGCAATACGGATAAGAGCGTTCGATGCGTCTGGGTTCGGGAAAACAATCTGGAAATCACCCGCTGTGGAAGACTTGTCAGAGCCAAAATCCAGAACCACAACAGTGTTCGCTGTGTTCGATCCTGCACCAGCGGAGCTATTATAGATCAAAGCGCCACGAGCGGTAATGGTAGCCGACGTAAAGGATTTGTCCGTGAAGTCTGTGAACGCTGTTGTTCCAGAAGTCGTTGGAGTTACGTTAACCAAAGAGTTGGTTGCTGTACTACCCGCAGGGCCGCCAGAGGTGTAGGTTCCAGAAGTTGCTACTTCGTTATTACCCGCCCCAAATACAGCAGTCGTAGTTGCTGCCGTAAAGGACGCACTATTGGTGTACAACGCAATCTGGAAGGCATCCCCAGTTCCGTTTGTAAAGTTGTGTGTAGCTGTCATCAGTTCTTGCTTGAACGATGTACACATAAAATTTCCGGTAAAGGCCATATCAGAGTCTCCTTATGAGTTCAGCCAGTTCAGGATGACCCGCATCCGTTAACGCATTCCATACAGTAGTACGGTCACTTTCTATAGATCGACGCATATAATGCGCCACCAACTTTTCAACCTTCTTCTCAAAAGCATAAGCTTGGTCTCTAATAGCTGGGGGAGCAGTGTCTGAAACAGCGATGATTTTTCCAACACACTCTTCTGCAAGCTCTTCAGGAGTAAAACCACGATTATTAGTAGTCTTGACAGATACAACACCCTCATAGCGAGGTATGTCTAATTTAAAATCTAAACTCATTGTTTAGCCCTTATTATCTTGCCTGTACGATATTCGTCGGTTACTTCCTTGGCTTCTCCCAGCATCTTAACACCAATCATGGCTTCTTGGAAGCGACTATTATACATAGCCATAACATCCTGCTCACCCTTCATGTAAATATATGCCTCAATCAAGGCCCCGTAAAGCAGCGCCATTTCAGCGTTTGTGCTTAGCCAAGTAGTGTCTGTTTCTCCACCACTTGTAATACTAGCGGGTCTGTAGAAGTAGTGAAGCTCGGCTGTGTACCCCACGTCAGGTGTCGGAGCCAACAAAAAGTTAGTGACATCAAACTGACTATAATACTTGGGAACGCCCGTAGTAGACGGGTTTGGTGTGTAACTTTGCACAAAGCTAGGATCTTTAAATTCAACAAAACTCATATCTCCATAAACTACTGGATCACCAGTGGCTGTCCTTAAACTTAAAGAGAACGGAGCTAAAAAGTCTTCAGGTATTCTTAAATACTGATATGTCTGAGTAACTGTAGCCGTAGCGTTTCTTCGGAACAAACTAAGCTGTACGTTCTTTAGTATTCGCTCTTCAGACATACGGATAAACAAAGGTATGTTTGCTACAAACTCTGTTTCTTCGTACTCAGTATAGTCTTTAACAGCCTGTTTAAGCTGCGCGTATGTAAAACTCATGTTGTTACCACCGTGACTGTTCCAACTGAACCTTGAGCTATCAAGTTATTAGGTGTCAAGCTACCGTCTCCCACCATTCCAACCGGGTTCCAGCCCCATTGTATATTGTTTTTTTGAGGCACGTTCTGTTCTGGACGTGGATTTTTTAGTGCTTGAGGGTCAGGTGTTGCTCTAATAGGCTCTAATTGAGGCTGTTTTGCCTCCCATTCGTCCTTCCCCACAAGAAGCCCATTCCACTCACGGCGCATGTCTCTCAGGCGATATCTGAAGCCAGAACGGTCAGAAATGCCATAAGCCCACTTACCTGTTGCGAATTTAGACAATTCTATAATTCCTCAAGCTAGGAGAAATTTGAAAAGAAGCCCTATCTCTGTCTTCATCTACAGCGCGTCTCATTTCTTCTTCATAAACAGCTTTAAGCATTTGAACCCGTTCAGGCGCTCTTTTTAATGATATATAATAGGCCAAACCAGCCGCCAAGCAGGGATAGAAGCGGAAGGGAACATCCATTGTATTCGTCATAGTGTCAGCGTCATCTATGCGAGTAAGGCAGTTATAAACCAAAATATCTGTACTATTGTCAGGTACAGGCCAAACTTGAAGATCTGGCGTGATTTGCCTGTTCAAGAAAAACTGGGTTACACGCCCTGTGCTTTCCTTGGTAGGTATAGATAGATACTGGTCTCGGCTGACCCTATCTATCGTGTAATCTGTCGTGCCACGACGCACAACAACGGCCAAAACATCTATTATATCTGAAGAAAGTGGGTAAACTCTTTGGCCCTCTACTACATTTAAGGTTCTTTCCTTGATAGTCCATTGATTTAGGCCCCTATTAGCCCAATCTGCGAACATTATGTTCAAAGACCGTTTTGCTGTCTTTAGGTCGTAACCAGTCCTAGCCTCTAGGCCACACCGCTCGAATGCTTCTTCAACGTATTCTGCTACGTCAAGTTCGAAGTCTGTTGAGCCAGATACGGTCATGGATTACGCCTTTCTTGCCTTGCGAGTAGTTGTTTTCTTTCTTTTTACTGGAACGCACTTGTCTTTTCCAGCTTTTGTTCCAGCGTAACGATAACCCTTCCAGCAAGCTTTGCCGTCAGCGCCCTTTTTTTTACCTGATTTAGAGACTTGTTTTGCCATTTGAGACCGTCCTATAGCCATTATTTAGACCCAAAATTCATCAAAATACCCATTAAAACATCGCTGTTTACAAGGCCAGCGAACACCAAAGCGCCCACAATCATCCATTTTCCTTGGAAGACAGCTATCTTTACCTCTTTTACAGATGATTGAAGGCTATCAACGCTGTCAATGAGATGTTTTTGATTAGTCTTCCACTCAGTAAACTCTATTTCAAGCTCGTGGACTGTTTTTTCCGCCATTAACAATTCCAAGCCTTTCTTGACCAATAGTTTGCACTAAATTTGTCAGTTGTGCCAGTTATCCCTCCAGACCGAGCGCAATAGCTCTTCTTTCTAGCTGGAATACCCTTTTTGATAGTCATTTTTGGGTCGCCAAATCGAACAAGCTTGGTTTTATCACCTTTTTTTGCTAAAACGGCGAACTTACTCTTCGCTCCGGGGGTGCGCTTCGGCTTATTGTAACCTGAAAACTTCTCTCCGCTTTTTTCAACAGACATTAATCACCTATTGGTATGAATTGACGGGCAAAAAGTTACTTCTTGTCCCCCGCCATTTTTATTTAAGACAAAAAGATTGTCAGATCGTTATTGGCACCCGTAAACGCACTGACATAAGCGCCAGCCGTAGCTAGGACGCCATCATCAGGAATGTTCAAAACGTGCATCCCTACAGGAAATGGCTGAACGATTAAATCATCGCCAGAACCTGTGCCATTCTTCATGGTAAACGATCCAGCAGTTTCTGCGTAGATCACTACTTGACGAATGCGAGAGCGAGCAGGGCCAACGATTCCAGCCGTTGTCCCTTGAGGCCAAGCATAAGCCTTTACTGGTCCTGCCATGTTAAGCTCCTATCACGCTAAGTTGTTGTTCTGCTGGTACAACACAGTTGCGCGGATTTCTCCGTTACTGGTTGCTCCGGTAGAAGTCCAAGTTAGCCGTAAGTCCGAAGCGCCTGTGTCTGCCCAGATTAATGCGCCGCCAGCTTCAGTTGTAGGGTACTTACGACCCACGCCAGAGGCTACTGTAATAGAAAAAGTATTCAAAAAAGTTGCGTTTCCGCCAGCTACGTCACCAATGCTAAATACGCAAGTCGCGCCTACCATAGCACCAACAACGTCAAGGACGATATCAACGATCTGAGAGTTTGCTGGGATAACAACGGTAGTTGTGTTTGCGGCAGAAGCGCCTCCGTCTAAGGCAACACCTGTTGAGAACGTCTGCGCCATAACAACTTGACCCACGTTGGCAACATTAGTGCCTACAGTAGTGCCTGTTGTATCTTTGATCGTGCCAGCCTTTATTGGGCCAGAGAAAGTAGTAATACCCATGATTATCTCCTGTCGTGGGTTAAGTCAGCCGCCCAATGCGACTGTCAGGGATAAACTAACAATACACCAACTTTTTTAAAAAAGAAAGGGGCCACCGAAGTGACCCCCAAGTTAGGAGAAGGTATTAACTACTGCCCTAACTGTAACACACTTTATGCACCCGGAGAACCGAATACAGCGCGTGGGTCAGAATAGCCGAAGCTATAACGCTCACGAGCTTTAAAGCGCATGTTGCCTGTGTCGAAATCAGCTTCCATGTTTGTACGCATTGGCGAACGCTCAAAGTGCTTAAATCCGTTAGGCGCGTCAGTTTTGATGAACCACGCATCTGGGTCTGTCAAGAAGTGGTTAACAGTGTAACCCTCAGGAAGCATACCCATGTTGCGAATTGCGTTTACATCATTGTCTGCTGTTCCAACACGAAGAGTTGATTCCAACAAACGATCTGCAACGAATTGCAGTTGTGGTGGAATAACCATCTTCATGCCGCGAAGGGCAATAATCATGTTACGCTCGTCAACAAATGTTGAGATATCAATAAGTGAGTTCTCAAGTGAAGTTTCGTTTAGATCAGACGCTACTGCTGGCTCGTTACGGAAAGTTCCGCCACCAGCAAGAGGGTGAACTGCTGAACAAAGTTCAACACCGTCACCGCCAGTAAAGTTTGCATCAAACGCATTGTTTAGCGTAGCAGCAGCCTTAACTTGCTTAGTGTGAGCCATAGAGCGAGCCAAAGCACGAGTATAACGAGCGCCAAGGCGGTCATACAAGTTGTCTTCGACAGCTTCTTCAGTAAGTGCAAATGCGAGTGCCACTGTTTCGTGTGAGTAACGAGCAGTGTATGCTTCATTTGCATTGTCAAACTCAACGCCTGAACCTTCTGTTTTTGAAGGTGCATTTCCAAATCCGACGAGCATAACTTCCTCTTCAAACGCACGGTCTGAAGATTCAGTTTCGTAGATTGCAGCGTGTTCGTTTTCGTAGCGGTCATATTCCATGCCGAACAGAGCGTTTAGGCCCGGTTCTAGCTCTTTGACCAGTTGTGAACGTGAAATAGCCATAACTTAGTCTCCTTACGCCAGACCCGCAGTGCCAGCACTGAACAGATGGTTGTTGATTTTTACGATCACGTTAGTGTTCGCGGTGGAGACATCGCTATTCTCAGGATCTTGAGAAATGTCGATGGCTTTAAGTGGTAGACCCGCAGTAGTTGCTCCTGTGCTAACAGCAATCTCAGTACGAGAATT